TTGCGGGCGCTTTTAGACACCGCGCACATCAATAACTCGGCGACGATGATCAAACTGAAGGGGGCGAAGGTCTCTGGGCAGTCGGATCAGATCGAAGTCACTGAGGTTAAGGAGATTGAAGCGGCTCCGGGGGTGGACGACATCCGCAAAGTAGCGATGCCGCTGCCATTTAACCCGCCAAGCCCGGTACTTTTCGAGCTTTTGGGGTGGCTGACGCAGGCTGCGAAGGGTGTGATCACCACTTCTGAGGAAAAAATCGCTGATGTGAGCTCACAAGCGCCTGTTGGCACGACTTTGGCGATGATTGAGCAGGGCGCGGCGGTGTTTTCGGCGATCCATGCGCGTCTACATGAGTCTCAGAAGCGCGTTTTGATGATTTTGGGTCGGATTAACCGCTGGTATTTGGACGATCAGACGAAAGGTGACGTTGTTGCCGAGCTAGAGATCAGCCGAGACGACTTTAACCGCAATTCTGACGTTATTCCGGTGTCGGATCCGCATATTTTTAGCGAATCCCAGCGTATGGCGCAGACCCAGATGGTCATTTCGCTGATGGATAAGTACCCGCAGATGTTCGATCAGGCGGCGGTGATCACTAGGATCCTGAAGCAGGCAAAGATCCCGAACGTAAACGAGCTCATGCCTGCCTCTGCGAAGCCCGTAGAGGCCGCTGCAAGCGACGAAAACGCTGCGATGGCACTTGGTAAGCCTGCGTTCGCTTATCCCCGCCAAGACCACCTAGCGCACATCCAAGCGCATTTAGATTTTGCTAAGGATCCGATCTTTGGTTCCAATCCGCTGTTCGCTCAGAAGTTCATCCCTCAGGTGATCGAGCACGCCAAGCAGCACATGATGCTCTGGTACACGAATCAGATTAACCAATACGCAACATCCGGCACGGAGATCAATCTGCAGAAGTATGCGGACATCGATGCGCCTAAAGAGATTGATCGTACTGTGGCGGTGGCTTCTCAGCACGTGGCGATGGATAGCCAGCAGGTGTTTGCTCAGGTGTTGCCAATTCTGCAGCAGTTGAGCCAGCAGTTGCAGCAGATGACGCAGGCGCAGGCTGAGATGCAGAAGCGGATGCTGGCTGACCCGCAGGCTCAGGCGGTACTGGAGTCGTCGCTGGCTGAGACACAGCGTCGAGCTGCACGAGATCAGGCTGATGTCGCTCTGAAGAAAGACGAGCAGAAGATTGACATAGCCAAGAATGCTGAGGACAACCTCACGAAAGAACGTATTGCCACTGCAAAGATTAGCTTCGATGCAGACCGGCTACGTAAGGAGCAGGAAGACACTGCTATTTCGCTGCAAGAAGCAGCACAACGCACTTTAGGGAGTCTGTAATGGCGACAACTGATAAGGATCAACAGTCAGAGCTGGTTAAGCAGCATCAGCGTATGGCTGCGGGCGCGTGGGTAACTGGTGAGACGCTCAAAGAGCAGGGCTCTGCGACGATGCCAGAAGCTAACAGCGACCACGGTAATTTCAGTGGTAAGGGCATCGACAAGTCGAACGCATGAGGTATGTGTCCGACCTGATTGACGCGCTGAAGAGCGAGCAGGCGAAGATTCAGCTAAGCCTTGCACAAGGGCACGCCCCTACGTTTGACTCGTATCAACGGCTAGTAGGCAATCACCAAGGCTTGCAAGATGCCTTGGACATTATTAACAACTTGTTAAAGGAAGCAGATGAAGATGAATGAGCCGGTAGCTTTTGACCAAGCTGAAATCGAGTGGGCGTTTCCCACGGTTGATCCCGGTGCCAAACCTCTTGGAGCAAGAATCTTAGTTCAGTTACGCCGTGCCAAAAAGAAGGCAACTTCTGCGGGGATCATCCTAGTCGAAGAGACGAAGGAGACCGAGAAGTGGCAGAACATGGTGGCTAAGGTTATCGCAGTAGGCCCTTTGGCCTTCAAGAAGCGCGACACAATGGAACCGTGGCCTGAGGGCTCGTGGTGCGAGGAGGGTGACTTTATTCGCGTCCCTAAGTGGGGCGGTGACCGCTGGGAAGTTCTCGTTGAGAGCCAGCCGGATGAAGATCCTGCGCTTTTTGCAGTGTTCAATGATCATGAGGTAATTGCCAAAGTAACAGGCGATCCTCTGTCTATGAGGGCTTTCGTATGAGTGAGAACAAAGACGAATTGATTGTCAAAGAAGCAAGCGATGGGTCGGCAATAATCGATCTGCCTGCTGATTTGATGGAAGAAGAGGTTCCTGAGCAGCAAGCGCAGGATGAGGGCTCTGACGAGGCGGATGACGCTGCTGCGGCGGCTGAGATTGCCGAGGGTGGTGCGGTAGACCCTGAAGCGGAGGCTATGCGTGCTGCGCGTCGAGCCAAGCGTAAAGCGCGTAAGGAATACCACAAACAAGTTTCTGCCGAGAAAGACGTTCGCCTGCAAAACCTGCAGCGGCAGAACAGTGAGCTGATGGAGCGTCTGTCGGCCTTGGAGCGCAAGCAGACTGGCTCGGATCTCGCCCGGATTGACAAGGCGATTGAAGACCAGAAGATGCGTATCCAGTACGCCAAGTCCAAGATGAAGGAGGCGGCTGAGGCTGGTGACGGCGATCTGCTGACTGCGGCTGAGGAGATGGTGTACGAGGCTCGTCGTCAGGCTGAAGCGCTTGAGCAGTTTAAGCGTCGGTCTGTGCAGGAGCCTGCTCCGCAGCCGATTCAGCAGGATCCACAGATGCAGCGGTACGCGCACGAGTGGATGGAAAGTCACGGCGATTGGTACGATCCAATGGGTGGGAATACCGACTCAAAGATCGCCTTGGCGGTAGACGCATCCTTGGCTGAAGAAGGCTGGAATCCCAAGTCAGAAGAATATTGGGACGAACTTGACAAACGCTTGTCAAAAGTGCTACCGCATCGTTATACTGATGTTATACATGAACGACCCCAGAAAAGCCGTCCAAGGAATGTGGTGACAGGCGGAGGGCGCGAATCAGTCTCTAGTGCGGGTGCCAGTCGAGGCACCTTCACTTTGAACCCAGACCAAGTCCGGGCGATGAAAGAGGCTGGCATGTGGGATAACCCGGAGAAACGGGCTCGCATGATTAAGCGCTACGCAATTGAAGCACGTAAAAATGGACAAAGGAGCTAATTATGGACAGTCGTTTAAAGAAATCCCTCAACACTGGTGGGCGCGAATCACGCGCTAGTCTTGACTCAAGTCGAGAGGCACCGGAGGAAATGTTTGTATCCGCCGAAGAACGTCGCAAGATGTGGAAGGACGAATGGGTACAAAGCGCATTGCCGCCAGCCCCTGACATGCCCGGATGGCACGTTTGCTGGCTTTCGACAACCAACAGTTACGACAGTATTGATAAGCGCTTGCGCCTTGGCTACTCCCCAGTGATGGCGGATGAAGTCAAAGGTTACGAGAATTGGCGCGTAAAGGCTGGCGAACATAGCGGTTATGTCGCGTGCAATGAGATGCTGCTGTTTAAGATCCCTATGGATACGTACCAAGACATCATGGCGCACTTCCACCACGATCAACCGTTGGAAGAGGCGAACAAGATCAAGGTACAGGCGGAATCTCAAGTTGGACGCGATAGCCGAGGGCGAGCTCTCGGTCAAGTCGAAGGCGACGGGTTGGAGCAAATTGACAAACCGATTCCTGCCCCTATTTTTCATGGGTAGGTTTTGAAACCTAATGGAGTGAATCATGACTGTTGCTGCTGCTCCGTTTGGCCTGCGCCCTGCATTCCATCCTTCCGGTCTGGATCGTGCAGTTGCTCTTGCTAACGGTATCGAAACCGTTTCCACCAGTGGAAACACCTCGCTTGGCTATGCCTCGAACATCTTCAAGGGTGCGCCCGTTAAGATGAACACGGCTGGCTATATTGAAAACATCTCTTCGACTGAAGCGTTTCTCGGTGCCTTTGCTGGCGTTGAGTGGACTGACGCCACAGGTCGTCGTCGCGTGTCGAACTTCTGGCCTGCGAACGAGTCGTTCCAAGTTGGTTCGGTCATTGCGTATTACTACCAAGACCCGAACATCGTTTATGAGATCCAAGCTGCTGGCAACCTGACTCAGGCTGCTATTGGTGATCAGTTCGATTTCACGAACCCAACTGCTGGTTCGTCATCGACCGGTCTGTCGTCTGCCTCGATGAGCACCTCGGGTGCTGGTAGCGGTGCGACTAACCAACTGCGCGTCATCAACATTTCTCCGTATCCGGACAATGCTTGGGGTGATGGCTTTCCTATCGTGCAAGTACAGGTTGCTCTCAGCCAGTACGTTGCTTCGATCAACGCTATTTAAAGGAGGGCATGAATCATGGCAGCCCCGATGAGAAGTACCGACTTTCGTAGCATAGTCGAACCTATCCTGAATGAATGTTTTGACGGTGTCTACGATCAGCGTACTGATGAATGGTCTCGCGTATTCCGTGAGCAAGAAGGTATCCCACGTAACTACCACGAAGAGCCAGTGCTGTATGGTTTTGGCGCTGCTCCGCAACTGCCTGACGGTACTCCTGTTACCTATCAGCAGGGCGGCGTGCTGTTCTTAAAGCGCTATGTCTACTCGGTGTTTGGTCTGGCATTTGCTCTGACCAAAGTGCTGGTAGAAGATGGTGATCACATCCGTATCGGTCAAGTCTATGCCAAGCACTTGGCACAGTCGCTGATCGAGACGAAAGAGACGCTATCTGCAAACGTGCTGAACCGTGCGTTCAACTCAGCCTATCCGGGTGGTGACGGCGTTCCTCTGAACTCCGCTTCGCATCCGATTGTCAACGGCACCTTCAGCAACCTGCTGACGACTGCTGCAAACCTGTCGCAGACTTCTCTGGAACAGATGCTGATCCAGATTCGTCAGGCAGTTGACAACAACGGCAAGAAGATCCGTCTGGTTCCTCGTCAGCTTGTTGTTGCCCCCGGCAACATCTTCCAAGCAGAAGTTCTGCTGAAGTCGGTTCTGCGTTCTGGTAACGCGAACAATGACGTCAACCCAATCAAGTCAATCGGCCTGTTGGACGAAGGCGCTGCAGTTCTGTCGCGTCTGACTTCTTCGACCGCTTGGTGGGTGCAGACTGACGCTCCAGAAGGCATGAAGCTGATGATGCGCCGTGGTCTGGAGAAGACGATGGAAGGTGACTTCGAAACTGACTCGATGCGCTACAAGGCAACCGAGCGTTACGACGTTGGCTTCACTGACCCACGTGCCATGTACGGCACTCCGGGCGTCTAAACCAATTGGGGAGCTTCGGCTCCCCTCCTAATAGGAGAAATGAAATGCAAACCTATTTTGGTTCGACGCTTCGCGCTGGTTCAGGCACGCTGACCGATACGGTTGATGGTGGCTTCGTCGTCATGACGCAGACCACTACCGTTACCACTGCATCTGCAGGTACTGCAACTAGTGCGACGCTAACCCTCCCAGCCTCATCCCAGATCATCAGCTTCTTCGTTGATATGGTTCAGGATGAAGTCGTTGGCGGTGGCACTGCTACTGCGATTGCAATGACCATCGGAACTGCTGCTGCGGGTACGCAATATGTATCTTCAACAGATATTTTCGCTGGCGGTCGTGCGGCTTTGACTTTTACGGCAGCTCAGTTGGCGGCGATGGCTGACATTGGTACTAACCAATCAGTTGTCATCACGCTTGATCCTGATGGCACGATCAGCACAACACAGGCGATTGTTCGTCTGACCGTTGTGTATGCTCAGAAAGTTTGAGTAAATCGCCATGGCGTACTCCATCTACATAGTTACAAATGCAATTAATGCTAAGCAATATGTTGGCATTAGTAAAAATTTGGAAAAAAGATGGAGTCGTCATAAAAAGGCTTTAGGTGAAACTCCGCTATTGCATAAAGCGATAAAGAAGTATGGCAAAGAAAACTTTGTTTTTACTCACATCGCAGATGCGTTTGATAGAGAAAACGCTTTAATTCTTGAGCAAATCCTTATTATTCAGCACAATACATTTCAACCAAATGGTTATAACTTAACCAGAGGCGGTGAATGTGGAGTTGGTGCAGAAAAAGGACGAGTTTTATCTCAAGAAACAAAAGACAAAATATCTCAATCATTACTTGGTAAGCAATCTCCAAGGAAAGGTGTGATTTTGTCTGAAGAGATAAAACAAAAAATTAGCCAAGCAAAAAAAGGCAAATCAAGCAATAGGCTGGGGTATAAACACTCATCTGAAACTATTGAAAAAATACGAGCAAAAAAAATTGCTCGGGATTTGATTTCAAAAGTAAAGGAAACCGAAAATGGGTAGTTTTCGACCAATGGTCAAAATGATGACCACCGAGCCTAGCATTGAGCTAAAGCTCAAAAAGGGTGGGCATGTAGCTATGCCTAAGATGAAGGCCAAAGATCACGGCACAGGTAGCAAGAAGATGGCTAACGGCGGTATGTCAGGCGTTCTCTCTCGCGCTGGCCTGCCTCCGGGGCCTGTTGGTGGTGCGGCTCCTGCTGCTCCTTCAATGGCTGCGCGTCGTAAGGCGATG